GCATCTTTGCCAACACTGATGGCAAACAGCCACGTAAAGTTTTCGTAGCTGATAGCATTATTGCCATGCTAAGTGCCATAAATCCCATTTCACCATTTCGGCCTGATTCTCGCATAAGCCCTTAGTCAGGAGGACATGATGGGCACATTTCACAAAGGAGATTCCATGGCAACCAAGTCCGCACCCGCCAACTTCGAATCCAACTTTGATGCGTTCGCGGATCGCAGGATTGAAGCATTCAAAGTGCGTCTTAATGCTTTCGTTGAGCGTTTCGCCAACAATCCTGCTGATGCGCTGGAGTGGTCAGAGGATGTGTTTGCTGCTGCGGCCTACATGGAATCATTCAAGCGTATCAAGGAGCAAATCAAGCGCGGCCTCGCATTCGAGGACATAAGAGCTGGTTGGCTTGGTGAGCTGAAGCGCCAGGCATCCAGCAGCTCCAGCTCCACGTCACGGTCGGCCAACCATATCCGGCAATGCCGTCTTGTAGCGATTGCCGAAATGGTTGAAGAGCTTGACAATTTCGAGTAATGGTATGAAAAATCACACAATCAAGCCACGGCGCCATGGAGCCAAGCCGGCAGATCGTTGGACTGCTGAAGGTGAATTCAACAAGGCGCTGTTGTTCGACGGCCGGGCCGTTTTGGTGCTTCACGAAGGCGTGCAGTTGAACGCTGTCAACATGCCAAGATTGCTGGAAGCTTTGAACACAGCAAAGATCACCTTGGAGAAAGTCAGCAATGGAATCCAAGATTGTTGACCGCATCAAGAAACTGTTGGCGCTTTCGAAGTCTAACAATGTCAACGAGGCTGCCAATGCCGCAAGTGCGGCCGCTCGTCTCATGGAAGAGCACGAGTTGTCCATGGCAGACGTCGAAAGCGTGGATGGCAAGCAAGGACTCGGTGAGATCCTTCAAGGTGAGGACACCCAATTCAGCTACAAGCAAGCATCAGCCTGGCGTGGTCGGCTTGCCGTCGGAGTTGGGGACGGGTTTGGTTGTTACTCTTGGTGGCAGCAAGAGCTTGACATGGCGTCCGGGCAACGCGTTGTGCGCTTGATTGTGCTCGGTCGCAGAGCCAACGTTGACACTTTCCGCTACATGTTTGCGTATTTGGAGCGCGAGGTTCAGCGCTTGGCAATGGAGGGTTGGGCCGTCGAGATACCGCGGCCGCTGGCAGCCGCCGCCACGCGCTGGCGCAACAGCTTCATGCTCGGGGCCGGCCGCGTGATCTCTGACCGCTTGCGGGAGCAACGCACCGATTTCATCGCCCACGGCTTGGAGGGCGCTGGGAATTCGACAGCCTTGATCCGCGTCCAGCAAGGCCAAACGGAGGTGGACAATTTGTTCACGAACGTGTCCAAGAAACTCGGCTTGCGATCATCTGCATCATCGCACCCCAAATGGCACGCAGATGCCTACGAAAAGGGCAAGGAGGCCGGAAGCCAGGTCAATTTGGGAGGCAACCAGGCGCTCGGAACAGCAGCAAAACAGCTCAGGTGATGATCGCATAGATCACGTTGATGGATGCTCCGAAAAAGGTGAAGCTCAGTGAAGAGCGCGAGTCGTTGTGCAAGTTGTTGAAAATACACACAACTGGTGGCGTGATGCGTTGTTACGTCCACACATCAGGGTTTCCTGATAATCCAAAACGGTTGGCTGAAGTGTTCTTGCGGTGCGACTCGGTTGGGTCAACGCTGCGTGGGACACTTGACGCGCTCGGGATAACCATGAGCGTTTCACTTCAACACGGGGTGCCGCTTTACGAGCTTGCAAGGCACTTGCTCAACATGAAGTTTGAGCCGAGTGGCATGACCGGCAATCCGGATCACCCCATTGCCAAGTCGATCCTCGACTACTTGTCACGTTACCTGATCAGCAGGTATCCAGATGGGGCAGACGCTCCGCCGCAATCGCCTTGACCGCCGTTTTTCGTCGCTTTGACGAGATGGCGACGTTTTACGGCGCTTTGCCAATTCCTTTGGCATTTCATGCGCGAAGCGCATCTTTGCCAACACTGATGGCAAACAGCCACGTAAAGTTTTC